CGGCGGATACATCGGGCACCGACCAGTGCCAGCGACTGCGGGTTTTAACTCCGCTGCTGGTGGCGTATGGACGCTGACGGAGGCGCAGCGTTTCAAGCAGGCCGGAACCTGGCCGATATTTGCCGCAGTGCCGCAAACAATCGGGGGCCTTCAGCTCTGGCTAGATGCTTCTGACGCGAGCACACTTTTTGATGCGACAACTGGCGGCTCGCTCGTCGCCGCCGATGGAGTGGTTGCACGGTGGCAAGACAAATCCGGAAATGCAAACCACTGCACGGCGTCTTCAGACGGGCCACAGCGAAAAGCGTCCTGGATCAACGGCCGTGACGCACTGACTTTCAACGGAACGTCTAACTTCCTGCAAGGCTCCGCAACTCCGACCAGTGGCAGCGTCAGGACAGTCTTTGTTGTCGCGAAGTCTGCAACCTCGGCAGGCCAAGAGATAGTCCAGATCGGCATAGCACCTGCTTCTGGAGCCTTTCGCGGTTTCCTGCTGCGTCAGCGATATATAGGTTCAGACTCGTTCGTCGGCGGTGACGTTACGACAAACAATCTAAGCATTGCCAGCACACAGTTGCCGATTACCAGCACCTTTGTTGCTTGCATTGTCCAAGCGTCGCTGGCAAGCAATCAGTATTTTCACAACTCAACAAGCTACTCGGTCACTGGGACGCTTACAGCAGGTGGTGGTTTTACTGCCGACCCAGGGTATCTGATTGGTACTGCCAGAAGTAGCGGCGGAACATCGCTTGGCTACTGGAGTGGTGACATCGCTGAGATCATCATCTATGACACCGCACTCTCCGACGCCAACCGCTCTACTGTCGAGTCGTATCTGATCGGCAAGTGGGGCATCAGTTGACACAACTAGAGGAGGGAGCGCAGTGAGCAGCGTTCTACGCACTATCGCCGACAGCCTCGCCACGGGTCTTCAATCCGTGACGTGGAACATCACGTCCACCACCGTCGAGCGGAAGAACTGGGCGAACATCGACGTAGACGCCATGAGCGTGCCTCGGGTTGTCGTCATTCCAAGCAGCGCGGACGTGACGCGAATCAGTCGCACGCACATGCAGATGGACTACACCGTCACGGTCTTTGTCGGGCGGCACGTAACGACTGACGGTGAGGTTGACGGCATGCTCGATCTCGCAGACAGGGTCATGCTCTACGTGCGTGCTCATTCGTTCGGCGCTGGCGTCATCTGGCCGTCTGGCGTCACGAGCCCGCAGACGGTCAGCATTGACATAAATCCTGACGACGCTCTTACTGAGCGGAACGTCTGGCGTGCGGTCATCACGGCTACCTATCGGGTGTTTGAGGCGAACGTGCTGCCGACTGTCTAGGAGGCTGCTGTGTCCATCGTCGCGATTGACCCGTCGTTCTTCCCGGCACCGTTTCGGTTCCGTGTCGGCACAAAATTCAAATGGGACACGCCGAAGGTCAAGCGGCTGTTAGAGGACGCCAATCGACGTTCGCTCAAGAAGGCGGGCCGGATCGTCTTTAATGCGGCACGCTCTAGCAAGGTGATCAGCAAGCGAGCGCCACGGACGAAGACAGACATCCGGTACAAGATCGGCGAGCGGCAGGGCTACCAGCTTTACGCTGTGATCGACAAGGTGCCGAAGTCCGACATCGTCACAAGTTGGAAGACGAGTCGCTTCCCAGAAGGCTTTCTCTGGAAAAGTCTTGAGTATGACTACTCGACGTCCAGCAAGACCGTAGTTGTCGGGCCTGGTGCAACTCGCGGCTACAAGGTCGCGTCACTTCAGGCGTACGGTGGAACGGCGAAATACTGGTTTCGGCCATTCGCCAGAGAAGGGCAGTCGCAGTACAGCCGCAAGGTCTATGGCAGGCTGACGAACTCGCAGCCGATGGCTGGCGGCAGGAACGGCGTGCCGCAGATGGGAGTGTTCTCGTTCACTCGCCCGATTCGCGGGAAAGAGTACATGGAGCGAGCCACAAGGATTGCTGTGGCTTCTGGCAAGTTGCCAGAGCAGTGGCGGAACTCGCTGCGGTACGGCGGCGGGATGTAGCAACGGCACACCCGGTCTAGATTCCGCCTTGCTGCCCATACCGTGAGCGAACCAGCCGCGCCGCTGGCACTCGCACACGAGGTCGAAAATGCCTATCGGCTCAGTCGAAATCACGCTCGGCAAAGACGTGACCATCACGGGCGTCGCGAACGCTCGATCCTGCACCGTCACGAACTCCGCGTCAGACGTTGACGTCACCAAGTTTGGCGACACTTCCCGCAAGTTCCGCAAGGCTCTCATTGAGCAGACGATTGAGCTTGAGTGCGTGGACGCTCCGGGCGTCAGCATCGGCGGGACGTTCACCATCAGCGGCACGCAGACGGGAAACGCCACCTACATCTGCACCAACATCGGCAAGTCTCAGCCTCTCGACGGCATTGAGACTTTCACTGTGTCGGGCTCTCGCACGGTCAGTGCCTAACCACTCACGCATAGGAACACTCACACATGGCTATCTCGCTTGGCAAAGACGCATCGGCCCCTCCGTTCGGCGAAGGCATTATCTCGGCGACCTTCACCGAGGAATGCGAAACCGTGGACATCTCGAACCGTTCCAACATCGGCGGCTCTGCTGGTGCTCCTGGCCGCAGGGTGAGCCGTGCGGGCTTCGTCACGAAGACGTGGGAAATCGAGTGCCACGATCCTGACGGGCTCATCACCTCTCTGAACGCAGCCGGAACCGCTGGCTCGTTTTCAATCATGAGCGTCACTGAGAATGTCAGCATTGACGGTGCCGTCACTTACAACGTGACAGCCAGGGAGTTCTAAGTGGCGATCACGCTGGGGAAAGACTGCTCCATCAGACTTGATGGCGGCTTCATCGCCAGCGCTCGCAACGTGACGCTGACCGAGTCGGCACGCACCATCGATGTCAACCCCTACGGAAGTCGCTACGCGGCAACCTACAGCACCGGCTACGACTGCACGGTCAGCGTGGAACTGAACGACGTTGCTGGACTCGGTACTGCGTTCCAGAAGATGCACACGGGTGGCACGTTCATGGTCAACGGCGGTGCCGCTGGCTTTTCGTTCCTCGCCGTGCTGACCGGCATCAGCGAGACAGACCCAATCGATGGCGTGGCGACTTTCACGCTCGAAGGACGGATGACTGACCCGAGGCTTGTGAGGTAGCAGATGCGCGAGTTCCGTGATGACCAAGGCCGACCGTGGCAAGTGGCGTTGAACGTCGCTTCTGCTTTGCGTGTCCGTGACAACGTCACCGTTGACGTCGTGGACGAGCAGACCGGCGAGCGCAAGGCTGTGCCGTTTGACATGGTGGATGCCGCCAACATCTCGCAGACGTTCCAAGTGCTTCGCAGCCAGTATGCCAAGATCGGCGAAATCCTTTACGCACTGCTGACCAAGCTAGTCGAGACGAAGGGACTGAGCAAAGAGGACTTCCTTGACGGCCTGCGTGGCGATTCTCTGGACGCTGCGACGAAAGCACTAGAGCAGGAACTTGTCGATTTTTTCCCGCAGCGCCTCCGCAAGATGATCTCGTTGCTCGCTCAGAAAATGGACGAGGTCGCAAGCGAGATGCTGGATCGAGCGGAGGCGGGACTAGAGAAGGCGACGATCGAGAGTCTGGCAGGAGCGTCTGGGATGCCATCTGGGAGGCCGCAGGAATACTCGGAGTCCATCCCGGCGAGTGGACCGTCAGGCAACTCTTCGCAGCTAGAGACAGCCGCCTAGAGCATCAGTGGTGGCATACGGCGAACCTGTTGGCACAGGCGGCAAATATAAACAGAGACAAGCACACTCCGAGAGTCGATCCGCGAAAACTCAACCCATACGCCAAGCAGCCCACGCCACGGCAGGCCACGCCGGAAGACCTGGCTAGGCTGTTTGGCAAGGACTGGCAGAAACACGTATGAGTTCTGGAACAGTCAAAGCCGGTGGCGTATTTGTCGAGATCGGTGCCGATCCGACAAAGTTCTTTGCTGCTCTCAAGAGCGTCAACAAGAACATCGCCTCAATCGGCAAGTCAATGCAGTCGGCTGGCACGAAGATGGCTGCACTTGGTGCCGGTGTCGTCGGCCCGATTTTCGCTTCGGCGGCTGCATTCGCCAACGTCGGCAGTGCTCTCAACGACATGAGCGCACGCACTGGCGTTGCTGCTGAGTCGCTATCTGTGTTGCAGTTTGCCGCAGAGCAGACAGGCACCGATATGGGCGGCGTCGAGACTGCACTCAAGAAGATGCAGAAGGCAATCTTTGCAGCTGGCAGCGGCAGCAAGGAAGCTTCAAAAGCTCTCGCGATGGTGGGGCTGTCGGCAAGCGATCTGGCAGGGCTCTCTGCCGACCAGCAGATGGGGAAGATTGCCGATGGCTTGTTGGCGATCAAAGACCCAGGCTCGCGTGCCGCTGTTGCGATGCAAATCTTTGGCAAAGCAGGCACAGACATACTGCCAATGCTTGAGGGCGGTGCCGCCAGCATGGCTGCGTTCGCTGCTGAAGCAAAGCGGCTCGGCCTAGTCATGGACTCTGAGACGGCTGCGAAGGCGGATGCTCTTGGCGATGCAATGGACGCGATGTCCGCAGCAATGAAGATGGCGTTTATCCAAGTCGGCGGGGCAGTGGCACCAATTCTTACGAACCTTGCCAGCGTTCTTTCCGTTGTCGCCGCGAATGTCGGCAAGTTCATATCCGAAAATCAGCAGTTTGTGACTTCAGCGTTGAAGGCTGGTGCGACTCTTGTCGTGCTTGGTGGTGCTGTCTACGGAGTAGGTGCTTCGCTGCGTGGCTTGAGCACTGGAATAAGTCTCGTATTGAAAGGATTTGGTCTTTTCTCTGCCCTTGCCAGCCCAGTTCTTCTGGTTGCGGCTGGCATCGGTGCGGCTGTCTTTGCTCTCTACAAGTTCAAAGACGAGATCAGTGCGGCTCTCGGCCCGGTGGCTTCTCTCGTCCAGCGGGCGGCAGGGGCAATCGGTGAGACTTTCGGGCCTGCCGTTTCTGACGGAATCGTGGTGCTAGGCGACCTCGCCGCAACCGCCGGCGCGACGTTCGATGGTGTTTACGAAGCCATAGTCAATGGCAACCTCACCGGCGCGATGGACGTCCTGTGGGCTGGGCTTGTCGCCGGCTGGCTGCGTGGCACCGAAGCGTTGATGTCCTACGTTGACCCGTGGGTGGCAGCGTTCCAAGACGTTTTCACGGACGTCGGTGCTGGCATCTACATCGCTTGGGACAAAATCTACACCGACTCGTCGGCGATTCTGAACACGATGGGAGCCTTCATCATGGGCTTCTTCGACAACATCGCCAACAGCGTGATGGCGACGTTTGACAACCTCGTCGCTGGCATCCAAATCGCATGGACTCGGGTGCAGGGGTTCATCACGGGTGCTGAGGACACTGAGCAGCGAGTACAGAACATTAGGGACGCCAACGCTGCACGGGCAGAGCAGCGGATGCAGGAGCGGCCGGGCATTGAGAGCCGCACAGCAGCGGCGGCAACGCAAAACGCACAGGCTGAGACGCAGAGGCAGGGTCGAGTTGGTGCCATCATGTCTGGTGCCGAGGCCGATAAGGCTGCCAGACAAGGCGAGAACGCCAGGCGAGCCTCCGACCGCAGGGCTGGCGTGATTGCTGCCGAAAACAGGTTGAACGACTTGACCACGGCAAAGCAAAGCGAGCGTGACGCAGCCAAGAAGGCGGCAGAAGAAATCGCAGCCACGACAGGTGCGTCTGCTGCGTCTCCCGGCGAGAAGGCGGCGACTGCTGGAGCCGGTGCCGCTGGTGCTGAATCTGCCGTGAGCATGGGTTCGGTCGCTGGCACGTTCTCATCGCTCAACCTCGGCAGCGTGTTCGGTGGTTCGTCGCTTGCTGAACGCACAGCCAAGGCTGCGGAAGAGACGGCAAAGAATACCCGCAAGATTGACGACGGTGGAAAGGTGGCAGCGTAATGGGCTCTCTAGTCTGGGTAGAAGACGGCGACTCACGTCAGGCCACAATTGTCCGCAAGGGACGCAAGGCGACGTCGTCGTACACGAAGTCATACAAGATTTTCGGCACTGCCGACGACACAGTGCTTCACGCTGAGATCAACGCAGAGATCAGCACGTACGGTCGATACTGGCAGTACCCAGGTGCATCTGGCATGCAGTTGATGGCAGAGTCCTACTCTGTCTCGTTCCTTGGCGACAACGCTTGGCAGCTGACGATCAATTACAGCAAGGACGGTGCCGAGGATGGTACGGAGCCGCTAAAGCGTGCTCGGTCGTTTGACACGACCGGCGGCACTCAGCACATCACGCAGGCGGCTGGTGGTTCCGTGACGGTGTTCCGTGGCTCTGGCGGCTCATCCACTGTCGTTACAGCGAGTTCCGAGCGTCGATACCCGTCCGGCTCCGCTCCAAGCATGAGTGAGGCGATAGGCGTTGACTCCAACGGCGTCAACGGCGTGGATATCGTATCGCCTCAGTTGCAGTGGCAGGAATCGTACGATGTGCCCGATATGTACGTCACGAACAACTACATTCGTGGTGTGGCTGCTCTCACTGGCACAGTCAATAACGCATCGTTCCGAGGGTTCGCCGCTGGCGAGGTTCTCTTCCTCGGCTGTTCCGGCTCGCACGAGTGGGACGACGACAAGGGGCGTGGTCCTTGGTCGCTGTCATATCGTTTCGCGGCGTCGCCAAACGTCACAAGCCAGACCATTGGCAGCATCAGCGGCATAGAGAAAAAAGGGCACGAATACCTTTGGGTGCGATACGAGGACTCGACGTCTGGGTCTGACTTAATCAAGAAGCCGAAGTATGTGTACGTGGACAAGGTCTACAAGGACGGCGACTTCTCGGCGCTCGGCATAGGGATTGCCTAATGCCACGCCCAGATGGACGCATTGAGCCGGGCCAGCCGCTACGCGGTGCGATCTCGGCACGGGCGTGGAATCGAGCGCAGGACGCTGCTGACCGGGTGCTCGGTGCGTACGCTGGCACGGAAGGCTCTCCCGGCTCGCAGGTGCTCAAGCCGTATACGTGGGCATACTGCCAGGCGTCTGTGACAGTCGCTCGCTGGGGCGTGCTGGCGATCACTGGCGTGGCGATCACGCCTACGTCCTCGTCAGGCGGTGCTACAGCGTCTTTTGAGGAGATGCCGGTACTGACGGGCGGCACGCCGTCTGCGACGACGACGGCTTGGTGCGTAGCTGTAGAGCCGATTGAGTCAGGGAAAATCGGCAGGGTGGCCGTGGGTGGCGTCGTGCAGTGCAAGGTCGAGGTAGACAAGGCTGACGACAAGTTCGTCGCATGCAAGGCGTCGGCGTCTGAACTCAAGACCGGCGTCAAAGGCGAGGGGCTCATTCTCTACAAGGAAAGCGGCACGGGCGCAGGCAAGTGGGCGCTCGTGCGGCTTGGCACAACGGCAACGATTGAGCTTGATGTCGTTACCGGCGTGACGCTTGAATCGGGTGGTATCAAGATCACCAAGGAAACCGTGTACCTCATTGGCAAGAAAGACCCGAAGCCAGCCGACACGACGATCTCCACCACAGCCTGCACATAATGCCACTCGCAGTCAAAAACAACGCAATCATCGTCAAGGACGGCAAGCTTGCAGAGAACTGCGGGTGCTGCGAGGAGTGGTATTGCTGCAAAAGCCTGTCTTGCGTGCCGCTGGACGTGTCGTCCGTGTCTGTCAGCATCACGGCCGAAGACTACTTTGCCAAATACAACATGCGGGACAACTTAGTCACTGCGAACTCGCCATACAAATCATCGGCTGGCTTTCTTGGCTCGCTCTTCTCTGGCACTCGCCAGCTCACGAGGGTCGCATCTACTCAAAGCCCAGCCACGTCTCGCTGGGAAACTACGTATTCCGGTTTCCCGACAGGCTGCGGGACGCAGACGCTTTCTGTGACGTTGAATGCGGACTCACGTATTTACCCGGATGTGATGATTGCGCTCCCTTTCCCTGTTATGTATTTTCATTCGGAAGCCGATTTCCGTACGCTGCAAGAATTAACGTGCAGCGGTTCCGGTTCGTACACCGTCGGCTATGGAGTGTACGAGTTTCATTCGTGGCCGCCGTGCAGTGAGTTCCCACAGTCTTTGACTTACTCGCAAGTGTGGGAAGCAAATAAAGCAATTGTTGACCAACAGTTAGCGCAGTCCGGCGTGTCGGCTAATAGTTACGGAATGCTTGCGGCCAGACGTGGTTCCGACGAAAAGTACGGTTCCGCGATTACTGGCGTTGTTTCTCGTTCCGGGCAGCAAAACGTGTCTGTCGTTATCACGCTGAGTTAGTGCAATGCCCTGCTACAAATCCACGAGCTTCCCTGGTGGCGTCACGACCACTGGTCGCACGGTCTACCGCACCGAAGCCGAGTGCAATCAAGCCTGCGGCGACGGCGCGTGCTGCGAGGGCACGACGTGTAGCGTCAAGCCAGCGTGTCGGTGCCAAGGGGCGGGGAAGGTGTTCCGCGGCGTGGGAACGGTGTGTACGCCGAATCCGTGCTTGTGTTGCTGTGAGTTTATTGACCTGCACTCTGGCGGCGTGATGGTCACTCAGAACGCCGACTCGTCCTGCATTGCCAGCAACAACAGAGCAATCGGCCCGTGCGTTTCCTATCCAGTGGTAGTAAGTGTTTCGGGAGTTACAGGCGTTGTCGTGCCGGGCGAACCGGGATTCCTAGATAGCGGCACCGCATTACTCAGGAATTTGTCATTCGCAAACACTTCTCTTGCGACGCCAGAAACATGCGGACAGTCAGGGATTTTTGTTGATGGGCCTTCTGAGATTAGCTCTGGTTTTTCGGTTCTGTCGTCCAGCATGGTCGTGTCTGCGTGGTTCTCGCCATACGATTCATTGCATGACGACCCTTCCGATAGATGTAGCAACGGAAGTGTCAGGTTTCGCGTTGAGCTAACACTAGAACGTATTTACCAGCAGGGCGGTGTACAGTGCCCGCTTAGGTATCAAGGATTCTACAAGGGAACTTGCACAAGCCTTGATTCTTATTCTGCGTTATCCAGCATGCTGGTAGGGCAATCCGTAACGATGACTTGCAATGGTACGTTCACTGTCCCAGGCACGTTGGGCAATACGTATACAGCCGACCCGCAGACGATCACAGTCAGCTTTGCTGCCAACCCACTCCCATGATTACCTGCCACCGCTCAAACCTTGAGGCCCGTTGCACCGAGCGTGGCTACACGCTCGACGAGGTGCTGCCGTGCGTCGTCAGCCAGGACGGCGACCAGTGGACGATTGACATTGACAGCGAGTTCTATCCGCGAGTGTCGCGGTTGCCTGAGCCGCCAGCCGCACCCACCAGTGGCCCAGGCACCGAACTGTCGAAGCTCTTGAAACGCTTCGGCATCTCGCCGACGCCAACGTGCCAGTGCCGCGCAATGCAGCAAAAGATGGATCAGTGGGGATGCGACGAGTGCAGCAAGCCGGAACGCATCGACGAGGTCGTCGCCGTGATGCGGGCCGAGGCCGACGCTCGCGGCCTGCCGTTCCTCGACGTGGCCGGGCGGCTGTTGGTGAAAAGAGCGATTGCCAACGCCCGGCGGAACGCTTGACAGTCCTGCCACGCTGTTGGCATGGGACGCCAGCGAACACAGCCGAAGCCCAGCCCGCAGCAACCTGTGGACGCCTCGCCGTTTGAGAGCGAGGAGGAAGAGGAGTGCGTTGGTGGTGGCATCCCTGACGAAGACGGGTGGATTCATCTGGAACGCAAGGAGGCACAGCGTGAAGACGAAAAGCCGAGGCAGCCTGCGCGACGACGTGCGAAGGGCAGTAAGTGACGCTCGCCACGGGCCGGCGACGTGGTATGAGCGTCTGGCACCCGAGCACCGCGAGGAACTCGACGCCATAAAAGCCGAGTGGAAGTCTGGTGATCTCGGCAGCCGGAAGAAGACGCTGGCTAGAGCACTCGCCGAAAACATGCGTTCCCGTGGCATCTCCAACGTCGGCATGCAGGGGGTAATTGCATGGCTCGAAAAAGCCTAAGAGCCGATGTCGCCCGAGACGTCGCCAAGGATCAAGTGTCAAAGGCTGCTGCCGCCAACCCTGACACTGAGCAAGTGACGCAGTCGCAGTCAGGCGACGTGCTTGAGGCACGCTCGACGTCCAAGCGAATCAAGACCGTCGAGGACTTGCTCAAGCACATTGAGGCGGACATGAGCCGCTTTGAGATTGCAGCCAGCGAGGCGACGAAGTGGGAATGCGGCGACGGCGACGGCGGCAGCATTGAACTGCACCGGGTGTTCGTCAGGCTC